AATATTAATTAATGAAACACCAACGTCTCTTTCTGTTAAGATGTCAAATCTTCTAGTTGCAATAATCTTGGGAGCAGTAGTATATCCATTACCACCATCAATCAGATCAACACTGATTACTTGACCCTTACTTACTAGAACATTTGCTCTAGCACCACCACCATTACCGTCTAAAGATTCAAACTTAAGAACAGGTGGTGTGTAATACTGATATGCAGTAGGTTGTGTAATGGGATCATAACTACGCTGGTTCCATGTTAATTCAGTAACAGATCCATTCTCAATAGTAGCAACTACGGATAGACCTTCACCTCTCGTGATTCCAGTGTATCTTTCAATTGATACTGTACCAAAAATATTATTTGTAGTTTGCTGTCCATCTCTACCATCTTTACTGATAGCTTCAGATGGAAGTTTCTTAATTCTTCTGAATCCTTCTTCACCTTCTACTCTAATCTTATCATTATTTGAAAGGTATACAAATGGTTGTTTGTATGTCTTGCCAAGAATAGTTCCAGACCATATTCCATTATCATCTTTCAGAAGTTTTCTTCCAAACTCATCCTCTTTGAATGAGAGCACAGGAGTAGAAACTGAAATAGTAATATTTCTATTATATTTGCCTTTAACAGCAAATGTAAAATCAAGACCAGATTCTATAACAGGGTTTTGACATTTAATATTAAAAGATACAGTATTAACACCATTTCTAATTGGATTACTAATTTCACCAATTACATTATATGTTCCATCTCCTCTCTGTTGCCAAACATGAATTGCAGTTCCAACTGAATCATCCATCCATGTATACTTAAGAAGAGTATCTAAGGTAGATTCAATAGCAGAAAATTGTAATATTCCCTGACTGAAATAAGTATCGGGAGCATAATCATAGATGTTTAAAACTTGTCCAACATCTCTACCATAAAGATATCTAATGTCAACCTTCATTTCCTTTTTAATTGGAACATTGAAAGTAATATTTGGACCAGAAATTTCATACGAATATCCTTTTCTTTGTAGAACTCCATCTACAAAAACATACATGCTATCTTCTGATTCGATGTTTTGTACAGTAAAGTCCTCTACATCTAAGATTAGGAAAGGACCATTACGTACATTATTGACTAGATTGTAATCAATAGTGAGTCGTTTGTAATTGCCAACACCAATACCAACAACTTTTTCTACAGCAGTTGGTTCTCCAATAGTTTTGGCACTGAAATCTTGATCCCAAATAGGAGCTACATCGAACTTAATTTTGTTTGGAATTACAGTTCTATCAATAAAATAAGAATCCTCTAGAGGATAACCTTCGGTATACTTAGGTCTTTGCAATACAGCATTAAGTGTAATGAATAGATTTTCATCCTTGTCAGTATCAACATTAGTATTGTCATCCCAGTATAATTCAAACTCTTTAGTTTCACCATCAATATAATCTGGAAGAGATCTTGTTACAGATTCTTCTCTAATTACATCACTTAAATTGTCATGTAATGCATCCATTGCAGAAATCACTGTAGTGCATTCTTCTACAGGAAGTAAAGGATCACCAAGGATATTGTAGTTAGAGTAAGTTACATCTTGAGTCCAGTTACCAGATTTATTAGGATTTTGTTTTGTTTTTTCGACAAGACCTCTACCTTCAGTTAGAATAGTATTGACAATACCATGATAGGTATTCAATGTGCTTTCTACTTCTGCACATACAGGAGAAACAGAGTCAATTAATGCATCAGGATCTGTACCAGGCAATTGATTTCTCATTGCTTGAATCATCAGATCTTTAGCATAATTAAATGTATTAATTGTTTCTGTTAACTGACCAGAGATGTAGTATAATTCTTCACCATATGGATATTGTTTCCTCTGATAGTATAGTTGTGCTGCATCTACAATCTTTTCATTACCACCAAACTTAAGTGAATAAACATAAGCATCTAACATGAGACCAATGTCTCTACCACACTTACTTGACATAGAACCCCAGTTCAATCCAGGATACTGTGTTTGTGCCCAAGTTAGTGATTCTGATACAATGTATGCTCTGTTGAGTGCAATGAGTTGTCCTGCTTTGTAGAACATACCAATGCTCTGACCACTCCAGGAGAATGCTGCTTGTGTAGTACCAGAGAATGATACAGGAACACTAACAGTTACGCCAGGAGGCACAGTAAACGTATTTCCAGGATCAACAGCACCAGTGCTTGTAGCAATTGTAGCAGTGGATGCTGTGCCACTTAATGAAGTGGTTCCTGACGGAGCACCACCGCCACCACCAGAGTTAGCTAGTGCTGAATTGTTTAATGTAATCTGAGTATCGCTATCAATAGATACAATCTTTGTTCCTACAGGGAATGCTCTACCAGAACTTACAAATAAACCAATAGCAAGATTCTTAGTGCTGCTAACAGTCATCATATTAGACCCTTGGACATAACTGATGTTTACATCAATCCAATCCCAGTTCCTAATAGCAAGTTTTGCTAATCTAGAAACATATTCAAAAATAGCAATAGATTTAGTTTTATTATTTTGAATGTATTGGTAGATATCACTGCTATTGAAAATTTCAGTATAATTAATAATTTTAATATTTCCACCAAATCTTAGGTCATGCTGATATGCATCTAAGATTGCTCTAATATCCCTTTCGTAATCATCTTGCTTGGTTGCCCAATCTAATGTGGAATATGTTGCTTTACCAAAACCAATTGCCTCATTAATGATAAAATCTACATTTCTTTCAATTTGATTTGCAGCATCAATCCATGTACCATTACGTTGGAAAATATTTCTTATCTTCTTGAGGTATTGTGTATTGTATTGTGCATCCTTGAATTGGAATACCTTACCGTAGAAAGTAACACCCTTATATGCTGTGACTGCACCACCAGATCCCGTTAATTTAGTTCCTGGTCCTAGAGGTGGAGTAGAGAAAACAATTTGATCATTAGAAATTGTGAACGCAACTCCTGGTTCTTGAATAACACCATCAAGAGTTACAATCAATCCTTTTTCTGAAGCAGGAAAGAATGGAGTTCCGTTATTTAAAATTTGGAATGACTTAGTTCCTTGTAATATACCATCTGTATCATAGTAACCATCAAAAGGTGTGGCAAGTGTAAACTCAAATGCACGGTTTTCATTAAATAAGAACTCACTAGGAGCAGCAGTACCAAAACCTTTACGAATTCTTTGATTTTCTACCTTCTGTACAATCTGTGTAACAGTTCTTCTTGTATTTTCAACTGTTATCTTGTTCTTATCAGGATCCCATAATTGAATAACACTAAAGTGGGATGCCTTTGGCATCTCAACTGGCATCTCAGAACTTGCAGTAGATTCAACATCTACTTGTCCAAATAATTTAAATCCTGCAGGGTGAGTAGTGGACTTGATAAGATCACGCCACTGTTCAATAGATGTTTCCGATTTGATTACATAAGAGTAATCCTGATAGAAGAAACTATCCTGTAGTTTTTGATTAGATACACCTAATCTTCCTCTATCTGACTTATAGTATCCTAAATTGTCATAGAAACTATTAATTTCTTCGCTGAAAGTAGAAACAAATACTTTACTAACAATAGCATCTACAGGGAATCTGAGAGATTCTATAGAAATATTCTCACGCAAAATTCCTTGTGTATTTGAAATCTTAAGAAGATTAGATCCTAATCTCCATTCGGTAACAACTCCTCTGAATACTTCTACCCCATTCAGTTTCTGAATTACAATTTCACCAATGCTGAATTTACCATTGATGTTCTTGACAGCAACGATAAAGTTTGAACTGAAAGTAGAAGATACAGTTTTGTCTAGATGGAAAGCACCACCATTAGTTGTAATCTTAACACTCTTAGGAACACCAATAGATGTACTTTCTGCATAAGCTTCTACATCACCTTCAATGATTATAATATCAGGTTTGAATGTATAACCTTTACCTGCATTATCTACAGTGATAGAAGCAATCTCTCCATTTCTACAAATGATATTGAAGGAAGCATCAACACCATCACCATTAGTGATTACAATTTTTGGATTTACGTAGTTTGATCCTTTGTTTGTGATATTAACACCAATAATAGTATTAGTTTTAATGTCAAATTCTAAATCAGCAGTTGCTCTATATGGTGCAGATGGATCAACACCAATGATAACAGGAACTTTCTTGTAGTTAAGTCCTAAGTTAATAATTTGAGTTGTGTCAATCTTACCAATAGCAAACTGGCCAGTAGTAGTATATGTGATAGATCCTGAACCATCCCAAAGAGGAGGACTGGCAACATCGTAAACAAAACGATTCGGGGTAACATAGATTAAAGTTTTAGATCCTTGTAGTGGATCTGTTACAATCTTAAATAAAGCACCACCAGAATTTACTACATTCTTTTTATCAAAGTAATAGAAGTTAGTAAAATCAGTTCCTACTTTGGTTTGATAGTTATTGGTTGCATTTCTGTAACCAAAACCAAATTTGACATCAGTAAATGAACCTGCATTACCAGGAAGAATTGTGGTTTCTAATTTTTCTACCGTATTCAGGTTATAGTTGTTGCTTGGACTAATATCAAAATAAGTACCAGTTAAACTAGAATGTGAAGTATCAAATTTATACTTATAGAATTCCTGTATGTTTATATTGGGATTAGGTACAAATGTACTATTATCTTCTGAGAATTCAAAATTGTATTGAACATTTTCTGCAGATTTAATAGAAACTAATCTTCTTGGATTACTGCTATCGAAGAAACTAGAACTCAATACTACTTTACTTGCTGTAGATGTGAGAGTAGAGTAATCATACACAATTTTAATTTTATGTGTTACAGGATCGTATGACTGAATGTAACCAGAATTGGATCCATCAAAAATTTGGAAGTTATTTGTAAAATTAAATCTTGGGTTGTATAGTTCTACTTCCTGACCATCAAAGTGATCTACATCATCAGTACCTTCTTTTCCTCTGGATACAAACAGATCACTTCCAGTGATACTTTCAATTTGCAAAATCTCATTGCCAATTTTAATAAGGTCATTATCAGAGAAACCGTCTGTACTATCAACGGTGACCTTTGTACCGCCAGCAGGAACACCAACGTGTCCAACATAGAGAGCAAATCTTGCAGTAGATTGTGATGCACCAGATCTTACTAGATCTTCATCTGCAACTCCAAGATAATCTCCTCTTGAATATCCAGAACCAGCATCCTGAAGTTGCATGTCGGATACAATACCCTCAGCAGATACAGTAAAGGTAGCAGTAGCACCAGTTCCCGATCCACCAGTAAGAGAAACACTAGTATAAGTATCAGGGGTGTAATCTGCCCCACCATTAAGGATCTCAAAACGACCAATACCAGTAAAGTTGATACTTGTCTTTCTATTAGGTGGAATTAAAGTAGCTACTTGATATAATCTCTTTCTTAGATAATAAGTTTTAGTTGTAGTAGCATCATCAGGATTAATATCGATGTCTACTTTATCACCAATACCTAATCCATGTGGTGCTGCTGTTTCGATCAATGCAACACTTTGATTAACTTCAAATGGATTGAGACCATCACTAAGTGAAGTGAGTCGAACTAACTTAGTACCTGAAGTATTGAATAGGTCATCTGATTGTAGGAAATAATCTGGAGTAAACGCTAACCAATCACCATAATCCCAATCTGCTTCGGGTAAATCTTCATAGTTATCTTGAATAGGAATAACTTTAATTTGTACTGTATTCTGTGCTGCTGTTCCTTCTAATACTACACCTTTAGCTATGGGTGCATTAACACCATCAGTCAAACTTAATGTTGCACCCTTGGTGTAAGAACTTCTTTGATCAAGTAACATGATGAATGTCTTGATGGTTGCAGAGAACGTTCCTGTCTCATCAAACACACCATTGACATTTCTTAGTACAATTATATTATCATTTTTTACTGTACCAACGATAGAACCAGATGCACCAGAAGAGGGTTGGTTTAATGTGTCATCAGCAAATAAATATGCACTTTGAATAGTTGTTAATTTTACAACTTTATCTTCTTTTGATTCTAGGTAAGATACACCTTTACCTTTAACAGATTTAACAATAGATTCAACTTCAGAACCTTCTGTTCCTCTATTGTCAAAATAAACCTGTGAGTTAATACTAAAGTTGGCAGAAGAATCTACTACAGTAACTTGTTCTACATTACCTTGCTTTACTTCTGCAATTTGAGCAATGACACCTCCACCATTTCTCTGCATTCCTGCTTCATAGAATTTTCTAGCATTCTTAGGAACGTCATTCTGACTGATATTAGAATTGTAGTTACTATCAACTGGTAGAGAGTAGAAATTTTCTCCTAAAAGGTATGGGTATTGCGGTACTTGATTGCTATCAATAGTAATGAAATAAGCATAAGTTCCTTTCGGAAAGTCGGGGGTAATGCAAAATCTTCCATTGTTTTCGTCTAAGGTGCCACTCCTGTGGGTATAGGTGTAGTCATTAACAAAAGACCCTATGGGATACTTTATTAATGATGGTCCTTCCTTACGTGTACCTTTCAATGCATAACTAGATGTCATCCTAACAATAGAGGATGTTGAATCTAGAGAGTTCTGATAACCAAATGGACCATAGATTGGATTACCGTCGTAAGCGAATCCAATAATAGGAGAGTGAGTTTTTGTAGCGGGTTCAGTTCCTGAGCTACTGATGTTGTCGTTGAGAGCAACACGTAAAGATTTAGGGTTAGCAGCATATCCATAACCATACTCTAGTACATTATTATAATTTGGGAAGATATAACCATATTCAGTATCTAACTCATCTTCAATTTTATTAAATCTATTAAAGTTCCACTCTTTAAGAAGTGGGATACCAGTTGCACTATTACCAACTGGAATAACATCAACAACAACAGTATCTTGATTATAGAAATTACCTTCTCCAATTTTAGTGAAATCAGTGATCTTTCCGTCAGTATCAACAACAGATAGATATTCTGCAAATCTACCACGACCTGCATTATCCCTAATTCTAATCAGTGGAGGTGCAGAGTAAAATTCACCTGGATTGTCAATAACAAGACTAGTAACTTTACCACCAGTAATGATAGCACGTACAGATGCATTACGACCAGAGGTGATAGTAATATCTGGAGTTCTAGGGAATACATCATTAGTATCAACAATGATACTTTCTACAACTTGACCAGTAAGAATTGCTCTAGCTTTATTTGGAACTTGATCAACCAATACAAATGGAGGTTTTGTATATCCTGTTCCTCTTTGGTCAATCTTGATTTCTTCTAATTTACCAAACCTAACACTTTCAGGATCTTTATATCCATAGAAAGGAACACCATTGAGAGCAATGCCAACATCACTCTTGGGTGTTAAATACTTTTCTGTAGTTCTGGTTGCTTGTTTTCTAATAATACGAAGCAGTTTCTGATCTAATAGTTCTTCGTTTACAGTCGAACCATCTAAAATTTTGTGTGATGGATAACTAGAACTTGCAATGTAGTAATACTGATCATCTGCTAGAATAGAAGAAACGTTAGTAGATACTTCATTAAGAAAAGTTTCCACTGCAGGTAGCGTAGGTACATCTACATTAGCACCAGTGTTTAACAACCATCTGGTGGTATTTGTACCAGTTTGTACAATTTTAGAATCAGATGTCTCAAATCCTGGATTGGAAACTTGAATCTTGTCTCCAATAGCAGAATATGGTTGTGCATCAGAAGGTAATAAGTTGTATACAACACCAAATGTTAACAAAGTAACATTAGATCCTTTTAAAACTACTGGTTTGTATACAGGAGTGTCAACAACATGAGGTCCAGCAGATGCAGCAGCTCTTTTTTTGATGATGAACTGGTCAACTGTCTTATCATCAAACTCAATGGTCTCATCACCAATCAAAATTAATCCAGTGAGATCCCAACCTATTGTTGAGAACACATCAATTCTATTCCCCAAAGTCGCTGTCCCTGACAGGGGTTTGCGGAGTTTAGTTTTTGTAGATACACCAAATGTACCATTAACAGTTTCAGGTGCTAATACAATATTGAAAATTTGCTCACTATCTGATGTACCATCAGCAAATACATTGTCAACAACAGCATCAGCATAACCATACTCTTCTGTTGCTTCCTGTACGATCTTTATACCAATCAAATCCTTAGGATTACCACTAACAACCTTACATTTTAGTGCATAGATGTTAATCCAATCACTAGTAGATGATTTGTATGTAAAATCTTTTGGATTATATGTCTCAGGAACATCTCTAGTTGTATTAGAGATAATAGAATTGAAAACAAACCTAATAGATGCGCTTGTTCCCTTGGTTTTGTAGAACTGCCTAATATTCTTAATCAGGGTTCTCTTGTCTACATCACCTTTTAAATACTTTTCTGGAAAAGATGCAAGATACTGTGACTCAAAACTCTTGATTAGAGCATATAGAAATAAGTTACTTACATTATGTACTACAGCACCAGAGTTGTGTGGTGCAGAATCAGTAGTAACAAATGCAGATTCCTCATACAAGTCACCTAGAGTTGTGTTACCACTAACACCTCTAGAACACTCGTTTAGTGTAGTGTCGGTTCTTGTAGAGTAAAAAATGATTTCATCGTCAATTCTGATGTAACCATTCTTCTCTGGAAATGATGTTGCATCCTGAAGAACGATGGTACTATCAGAATCTGTAATAGTAACATCTAGAATATTATTTTCCCTGAGCAAGTTTTGCTCATAGAGATTAATGTCATTATACTCTAGAAGATTATTGGCAATATCTAATGGTTGCCCAGAACTTTCTTGCGCCTCATAATACTTCTCTACAAATTTCGAGAAGAGAGGGTATTCATCTACAATAAAGCTCGGAAGTTGCGACTCAATAAGAGTAGAAATTTTCTTGGTTCTGATAGCCATCTAAGTTACTCTTTATATGCACTAAAGGATGAATTTGCTACATCAACATCAAGATACACCTCGCGAGATGCTTTAATATCATTTGATGCGGGTTTTACTCTAACTGAAATGCGATTGTCAAAAAATGATCCCTTAATAATAGTTAAACTATTCATAATCGTTTCACCTTTTACATAATCAATAATACCAACTTCCTTGTCAAGGACAACTTTTTCGCCAGTCAAAGCATCTAGTCTATATAGGACAATTTTGCCATCATTATCTTCTAGATAGACATCAAAATTAGGGTATTCAGTGACTCTAAATCCTGTACTCGTCAACACAGGATCATCACAATCTTTATCAAACTGATTTTGGAAACAGATCTCGTAATATGAAGTAGAATTTAACTGTGGATAGAAATCTTTTCTCATCGTCACAGAAGTCAAGTTTGATGTAATTGCCTTTGATGAATCATCAATTACACTGACTGCTTTACTATGTCTGAACTTACCATTGAATTTCTCTGTCTCACTCTTCTCAACATAAGATTGGAAAGTGGAAATTGCCTTTGCTGAAATTTGTGCAGGTGCTTTGTCTGTCTTAGAACCATCATAGAAAATCTTACTAGACAGTTCAACATATAGAATAGATGGGTCGATAAGAACAGGTTCTACTGATGCAACACTATACTTCTTTAATTCAGTAACAATATTTGATTTCGTTAATGATGTTAGGTATGCAGAATCTCTTGGTTTAACAGAAATGAATACTTTACCATATTCAGGTGGAACTTGCTCTTCACCACCAAATACAATGATATCACCAACTGCAGGATAGATGTTACGAACAATAGCAGCATAATCAGATGCAATGACTGCTCGGTTCTGTGTACCAAATGTTTTAGGTGCAGCAAACTTGACTTCCTGAATCGATTCTGCTTCTTCACCACCAACTGCAGCGATGGTTGATAACACACTACTATCAAATGCACCAGGAGAGATGCCTAGGTCGTTCTCTAAGACGCCTGAAAAGACAAACGTTCTAATGCCATTTGCTTCTGGTCCATTCGTTGTGATGTACTTTACAACGACAGATGATTGATCTTCTAATTTCTTACCAATAACACCATCACCAAAGATTAGCTCATATCTCTGGTCATCAATCTCATTGAGGAAGAATACTTTGGAATCTGCTGTAATATCTAAAATGTTGTCAGACAACAAATATGGTTCACTCACACTAGATCCATCTGCAAACACTTCGACCTTAATTGTCGATGCATCGATGTTTAGGTTATCTAATACGAACCTTTGTGTCTTATTTGCTGCGTTAACTGTGTAGTTATTAGTAAGTAATGTTCCTTCTCTTACTAATACGTCGTTAAATGTTGCTTTATTGTTAACAACTTGTGCTGAAACGTCGTTTGGCGATACAAATTGATAAATCTTGTTATTAAATGCAGCAACAAATCCTGTACCCTCTTTTAAAATTATTTCCGTATCAGATGTTGCTTGCGTATATTCAATATTAAATGATACGTATGCAGATGCAGAGGTGTACGATCTAGGTCTGTACCCTAATTGCCTCGCAATGGACACTACGTTGTCTCTCAACGTGGCAGAATCAATGAATAACTCATTGACCGCCATATTAGTGTTAAACGCCGTGTAGTACGTGTTATACGCTAATACGTCTAATAGATTATTAAGGACGGAACCTTCAAAATCATAGTCAGTAAAATCTGACTGCGATCTCATGTACTCTTTGAGAACTGCCTTGATATCCTTAAAATCGAGATTTGATATTTGTGCGTATGGCATTTATCGAGTTCTCTCTAATACAAAATTGATCTGCTGCGGCGCATCGTTTCTGCCAGTGATCTCGAAATGAACCTCTACGTTAAAACCATCTAAACGAATATCAGGTCTACAAATAACATCTAATACATCAATTCTAGGTTCATACTCATTTAATACATTTGCAACTTCAGTTTGAATAATTGCAGCACTAGCATAATCAAGTGGTTCAAATAACATCTCTGTAATCGCACTACCCAAATCTGGGTTGAATAATCTCTCACGCTTCTGAGTAAGTAGAAGATTCATGATCGATTGTTTAATAGCAGCCTTATCCTTGACCGACAATAGATCATCGGTCATAGGATGTTTCTTAAATGTGACGCTTAAATCTTTAAACGTCTTGAAGGTCTGCATTACAGAAAGATACGAAGCTATTTGTATTTATTCACTTCCCACAAAATCCGTCTGCCCATTCCTCCTGGTTGTCAAACAACTCACCTTCTTTCATGTCTTTGCGCTTCCCCGCTCGGCGCAGGTACTTGTCGCTCTCTACCTCGGTGATTAGGGTCATACCAGATTCTCTGAAATCTTCTGATTTATCAACTCTGCTGTTGCCCATTTTCGGTCTCCGTCCGTGATTTTGATTTAACATATCTATTTACTCAACCGCGACCCTGACCACGATAACGCTTCTTCGCACCATTACGTGATGTCGCAGAAAGCTTCGTGTGTTGCCCAGATCCCTGACGAGTACGCTTGGGTTTTGATTCGATCGTTTGCTGACCGTTTAGTCCGACTTTTGATTTTGCCATGAATGTTTCTCAGTTTGTGATATTGGAACCAATTAGTATTGTAGGATGTTGGAACGGTCCTGTCAAGGGCCTAGGCGTACCTCCAACAACCATCTGCGCTTCATCCCCAGTTACCGCTGGTAACCTGCCATTAATAAACACAGTTTTGTTTACATTTGGTCGTATAACCCTCTGCCCTGGTTGGCAGGGTAACGGAATTGCTGGGTTGATCTTTGTACCTGGCACAGGAGCAGGTATAGAGAGGTTGTCGTAGATCAGCAAGGGTTTGCCACCTGCAACAACTTTCGTGGGGTATGGAGTCCCTGCTAGGGGCGCTGCAGCGTATGTACAGTTTCCATCTGTACTCAGTGTGTCAACCGTCTCTGGTCCTGCTATAAATGCCATCTTAGAATTTCATTGATCTTGCAATTTTGACTAGATCCCCCTTGATCCCCTCCACATTGTTATGTAAGTAGTCCAAGGTTTGAGATACCGTCTCGTAATCCTCAGAGTCAGGACGATGATACATCAAGGTGGGGCGCTCCAATTGCGATATCCGTTGGTCCAGGCTCGTCAACTTCTCTGACTGCCATAGGAGTGTCCTCTCCAACTCGTTCAATCTCTCCAGTAACTCTTCCATCGTTTTGATCTCCTCTCATGAATGCATTGGACGCTCGACTCTCAAACTCATCGCAGAACTCGTCGAAGTTCTCTAGAATTCTATCGTAATCACTATAATCGACTTTTTGGGGCATTTTTTTGCTGGGAAAATTTTTCAGGTTTCAAGGTTTCTAAAAAACCATTTTCAAAAATATTTAGCGGTCGTCTGGATACTTTTGTAGGTTAGGAGGGACCCATGAGTTTTCGCTTGGCGCATCGCTAAGGGGCAACGGGGGGGCATATAACAGTCATCGAACTGTCTACCCCTGTCCCCTGTCCCCCGTGAGGGGTGCTACCCTCACAGCTCTGCCATCATCTCATTCATCTCATCTGCATCGATGGCGGCGTCATCCCATGCCACGCCGTCTGCTGTCTTGCAGAGCATACGACCAATCTGTCCCTCACACATGCAACGTTGGAACTTGTCCCATGGTGTCTCGTCCTCACTGCAGAACTTCACACATGCCTTAGCGGTGTTGTACAGAAACTCATCGTTACCGATCCACAGCGACACGTTCCATGTCTCGTAGTTTGCCCAACCGTTGTAGGTAGTGGTGGATGCTGTCATGTGATGTCCTTTGTTTGGTATGTACTTATTATAGCGGGTGGGCAGGCGTTGCCTATACCAACAGTGCCAGTTCCTCGGTTGTCACACTGGAGATGTTCTCGTCTTCATAGACCCGCACCCATGCAATGGGTTCTCCTGAGGTGATCTTCCAGATCATCTGGTCTCCCTCTTGCTCCTGCTGTCTGATCGCTGCGATACGGTAGGCACCTGCAATGGTGGGGGCATAGTCAGCACCGTACTCATCAAAGGTGCCGAAGGAAGTGGGTTGGACTGCGAACATGATTGGTTTGCTTTGTTGTTTTAATTCTACAGGGTCAGGGACTAATGTCTGTCGCTGATGTTCCAGTTCGTGAAGTGGTCAGGTTCGATGCGACCTGCTCTCACTGCCTGCCTGTACTCATGCTCTGCCTGCATCTGTCGTTGGATCTTCTCCATGACTGTCTGCATCATGGGTGATGGGTTCTCGCTATGGAGGAACATACCGTTTGCAGAGCGGGTGAGTTTGGTCATGTGCTTCGTTTAACTTCCTTAATTATAAGGGCGATGCCTCCAATGAGCGATGCCCACTGTGCCACTTGATCAACTGGTTTCTTTTGTGCAGACTGGTCAGTCCATACCCCTAAGATGGGGGAGCTGTGTGATGCCATGATTCGTGCTAGTATGGGTGAACTAATCGGTCAGCTGACCTGGGTGTTACTTAGTGGGGGAATTGTCCCCCCTAAGTGTTATCAGGCAAACTCGACGAAAGTGTAACCGTTCACGAAATCATGGGTGACTTTGTTGTCACGAACGTACCATGCAAAATCCTTTTGAAACACACCATCAGTGAACGCATTGCAGAACTCGTTGATGATAGCGTTGAGACGTGATTTGGTTGTGTTGGACTGCCATCCGCCATCAAAGATGCGAACGAAATCATCACCAATCTCAGCGATCTTGTTACCATGCAAGCGAACCTCTGACACGCCATCGGTCGTGGTAACAGATGTGTTTGCTTTGGTCCAGTTGGCGTTGCCTTTGATAGCAGCGTTCATTTGGGATTCGATCTTACGCATGTTTGGTTTGGTTGTTTGTCTTGAGTTAATTATTGCAAGGATGGGGGTGAATTGCAACCCCCTGTGTGACACTAGTCAGATTGGTTGGATTCGTCCACATCCATCATGATCATCATGGCAAGATCGCAGAGGTTGTCGTCTGCCTCAAAGGGGACGATCTGAGCGTCTACAAAATCCATGACCATTTCAAAATCTGCCTCAGGGTTAGCGATGCAGAATCCTCTGATGCCTGCTGCTATGTCGTTGCGTGGATCGGTTTTGTTCATGACTCTACAATACAGGGTTTGGAGTGCTGTGCCTATTTTGTGTGACACCTTGGCAAGTGTCATAGTCCGTTCAGATAATCATGGAGTTCCTGATCATACTGCTCTTGACTGTCAAAGGTGCGACCATGGATCACACAAGGGAACGTCTTCTCAAGACCTGCTGCAGCGACCATCTCACAATCCTGCCGATCGTATCCCATCGCAACCAGATTGTTGACGTATGGGTTGTTGCTTGGTGTTTCGTTGTTCATGTCCTTAGTATAGACCATTTCAACCAGCACTGCGCCATGACATGGACACTGCGTCAACCGTCACAGGGCATCCCTCGTATTTGTTAATCTCAGATGCTAGGACTGCAGCGGTTTGATAGTTATCAACTAACGTGGTTTCGTTAACACCAGACGTGCGATGCTTAATGACAAGAAATTTCATGATTAGAAAGAAAGTGAATAGGTTGTGGAAAAAAAGTTTTCCACAGGCGGCTGACCAGTTTGTGTTACTTAACCTCCAAACATGTCATCGAATAACTGTTGTGAATCACGTTGTAATTCCTCCCTGTGTTCTTCACACCAACGCTGATGATCTTCCATGCGTTTGATAGCTAAATCACGGGGCAATCCTTCGTGCATGATAACTTTGCCGTTTGGTAGTTTGTGCATGAACATTAAAAAATCCCGTCAACATGTATACAATACACGATCACGGGATGAATGGGGGTTATAGTGGACAGTTCAATAAGTGTCCTCATACTCGTTGACTTCTCGTTTGAACTTTGCTACTTTCTTTTTAGATGACCTTCGGACATTCTTTATGTTGTATCCAAAGTCCTCGAAATCGTCTTCCAATTGTTGTTGCTTACTGTTGTCTGAACTGTTGTAACGCTTACTCATTGATCTAGAGTGTTTTTAACTCAAATAGTGATTTATTTAGTCACTGCAACTAGTTTACCCTCTTTAATACTAGTATTGACTAGTTTACCAATCGATTCTTCATTTTTCAGTGTATTTGACA